CTTCTTCACAGGACGCTTCTTCGCCGTCTTAGCCGAATCCCTAAACGCCTTATCCGTAGGCGCACCCTTCGACCCAGGCTTCCGCATCTTCTCGCCAGAACCACGCTTGATGCGATTCCGCTTCTTGCGAATGTTGTCGTACAGGCCAGCCATCAGCGACGCTTCTTCGCCTTCTTCTTCGTCTTAGCGGCTGCCTTGTAGCCCTTCATGGTGTACGGCTTGCTTCCCTTACCTGGCATCAGTCCTCCTCAGACTTTTTCGTTGCCTTCTTCGCAGCCTTCTTCACCGGCTTCGGCAACTCAGGTGCATCCACCTTCACCGCCCCAGACGGAAAAAACGCAACAGCTTCACCAGCGAACAAACGCACCCCACCAATCGACACCCACGGCACCGACCCCTTACGAGGATCAGCAGCCATGCCGACCTGCACCGTCACCGAACGATCAAAGTTCGCAGCAATACCCTGCCGCACCGACTCCATCTCGCCATTCACCCGAGCCTCATCGTTGATGCCCGCAAGATCGGACTCCTCAACAACAACAACCGGGATCTTCAACTCAGCATTACGCACAAAGGCTCCTAACCCTGCGGGCCGACGAACGCAGCAGGCGAACGAGCGGCAGTCAACATTGACGACAGATTACGCAAATCCTCAGGCGGAGGCGCGATAGCCCCCGCAACCTCAGCCTCAGGACCAGCCCCCATCGGACCCCCCATCAACGCAGCACCCGCAGGAACCTGCTGCTGCTGCGCCGCCTGCTCAGCCTGACGACGCTCCTCAATCTCCGTCTCAACCTCATCCCACGCCAAATCAATCCGCATCCCCGTGCGAACCTTCTTAATCAACGACGAGAAATCCCGAACCGAGAACGGCGAATCAGGCGACGCAGCCAACGTCTGCACCTGCGTCAAAATCGCCCGCTCAATCGACTCCGCCGTAGAACGAGACTTCTCGCCCTCAACATCATCAACCAGCGGATCATGCCGCATCACCGTCTCCTGAGAAATCGTCCCCATCCCAAGACGCTGACCCAACGCAACAATCCGGTCACCCGCATCCAAACCAGCCGCAAAATACGAAACCTTCGACTTGCACGACACCTTGCCGCCGTTATCCACCCACAAATCACCCGGCTTGTACGACAGATTCCCGTGCTCAGCCCCAAACCGGACCGAATACACCTTCTCCGACTCAGGGAAATACGCATGATCAATCCGAGCCATCGCCTCATTCACATGCTCAAGCGACTCCTCAAACAACTGATGCGCTTCCTGCACCGGGAAATCCAACACCGCAGCCAACAACTGATCCGCACGCCGACCAGTCCGCACATTCGCCGCAGCCTCGCCACCCAACTCAGACGGCAACCCCGCCGTCAAACGCTGCGCCCGCTCCAAATCACCAACAGCAGTCCGCTCCATAAACTGCGGAGGCGTATTCCGATACTGAATCGAACCACCCTTCACAATGCCCGGAATGCCATCAAACGGATTCGGCGCCTGACGCAACTCCGGCTCCTCAGACGGATTCGCAATCACCCACGTCTCACCAAGAATCCCCTGACGAGTCGCAATGTACGCCAACGCATCCATCTCAGCCGCACGCTGATACATGCCAATGATCTGGTGATACCCCGACTTCTGCTGCGACAACGAAATCTCACCCGGCATCACCACCAACGGCATACCCGCACGATTCGGCACCATCGCAATAGGCGCCCAATCCGCAGCCAAATGAATCTCACCCGACGACAACGAATCGTTGAAATCAAAATCGTCACTACCCTCACCCTGACGGCGAGCAGCAATCAACCAAATCACATCCGAATCGACATACTCCAAAACGTCAATCGCCGTCTCAGACGTATCGCCCCGCTTCACACCCAAACGGGCAGCCGCCTCCGGATGCGAACGCTGCAACCAACCCAACGTCTGCCGATTCGCAAAAATACAATCAGGCGGCAGCATGTCATCCGGATCACCCGTCGGACACGCATACGTCGCCAACGGCGACCGCACATCAAACTGCGGAAACTCGCCACTCATATTCGGACGCACCCGCAACGGAGCCGACGCATACCCAACCAAATAGCGGGCCGCACGACGCAGCTTCCGCTGCGACTTATTCATCTCATGAAACGCATAAAACGCCCGACGACGAGAACGAGCCTTATCCAACTCACGCTTCGACGCCGCCGCAGGCAACGCCTCAATCTCAGGAAACACCGACGCAATCCGCTGCGCCGTCTGATTAATCCCCTGCCGAGCAATGTTCGCAATCGCAGGACGCTCATCAGACTGAAACTCAGGCAACGGCACAATAATGTCGCCGTCATACAAATCAGCGATCTCCCGCATCACCTGCTTCGTAGAACCCTCGTCATACACCCGAGAGTTGTAAAGCTCAACGACCTCATCAGCACTAATCATCGAACAACTCCTTGCAAGCGTCGTGAGCAATCACCAGCTTCACCTGCTCCAACAAACCAACCGCCTTCGTCGGCGTCATACCATCCGCCATGTAGCACCACATCTCCTCCGCCTCATTATCCAAAAACGAAAAGATAGAAATGCCACCCAACAACGTCGCACCCTCAGGGATAGTCCCAAACGCACCATCACTAGGCATCAACCCTAGACCTTCCGCCAAGCCAACTCGCCAAATGCGAATTCAACCTAGGCATCTTAGAAGGGTCCGGAGCCTTCAGTACGCGGACTTTGTTTGCCATCATCCAGCAAGCCATGATCTGATCGTCAGTACCCGAAGCGCCATGCTGCAACGAATACCGAGTCACTTCATTAACTAGCTTAATGGCGTTACGCCTACCAGTAAAGTCTCTCGGAGACGCACCCGACGGAGTCTGCAAACCCGGCAGACGAATATTGCCCTCCTCAAACAGCGGACGCAGCATCGTCACCCCATACTTCGGGTCCGCCTTATTCTTGTGATGCGTCTCATGATCGTGGATACGGATGTGATGCTTCCGCTTCCACCTATCGACATACGGCTGCTGCAAGAACCACCGCTGCGCCACATTCTTCTCAAAGATCACATTCCGCAACGGCAACCCAATCGCCTCAAAATCCAGACGCATCTCCTCCAACACGCCCGAATACGAATCGCCCTCGCCATACAAAAACTCCGGCTGCGTCATCGCCCCACGGAACAAATCCAACAAGAAATACGACTCAGACGACGGATGATACGCCCACGCCTGCACCGCCCAATTCTTCGTCGGTGACGGATCAACCGCCACAACCGTAATCAACTCACCATCCAACTCAGGCAACTCCCAAGCATCACGGTCACGATCCCAACACCCCGGATGATCGTCGTCACCATCAATCCAATGCTTCGGAACCAACACCGTGTCAGGCGACGTGTCGTTCTGCTGAAACACCGTCTCAAACCGCAACGGATTCTCCGCCTGCTCACGCAACAAATCCCGATACGTCAACCGACGAGGATCAAGCAAACACCCATCCGGATACGGCAACGCCGTCTTCGGATGATGATGCGGCTCCTTCGACGTGCCCCCCTCACACTTCTCCGGATAATGCGCCCTAAACACGATGTGGTGATACTTGCGGCGATGCGTGTCATCCATATCCGGATCGACACCCTCAAGCTCAACAATGTCGTCCTCGTCAATGTCCAACTTGTCCAAGCAATACCGGTAGTGCTCATTCGGCCCCAACCGCTGACCCTCAAGAATCAACAAACCACCCGGCTCAAGACGCTTCTCAACCTCAGCATCCCACCACGTCCTCGTGCGCTGCTGCTCCGCCTCCGAATCCATCTTCCTCACCGTCACAAGGTCATCGAAGATCAGGAAGTCAACACGCCAGCCGATGATCTCGCCGTTACCGAACGCCGTCCACGTCGGCTCCTTGTCCGCAGGCGCACGCCCATCCAACTGCTCAACCGTAAACGAATTCGCCGTCCAAAAGTCCGACTGGCCCAACGGCTTGATCCGACCGTAATCGACAGCCAACACGCCAGACGGGTCCGCCTCCATCCCCTTCGCAACCAGATCATCCGACACCGGCACCAACGCCGTGCGCTCAAACGTCGTGCGAAGCCGACGGGTGTACGAACCAGCAGTCGTCATACCCCACGAACCCAGCACGCCACGGATGCGGCGGTCCCGCATCGTCAACCACGCCGGAATGTCATGAGCAAACAGGGCCGTCTTGCCCGAACCGGGCGGGCAGTTCACGACCGCAAACCGCTTCTCGTCATCCTCGTACAGCTTCAGAACAATGTCGGCTGCTTCCTTGCGCCACGGCGTAGCCACCCTGCCGAAGTAGCGCTCGCTGAAGTAGTGGAAGTCGTCCAAGGCGTGAGCGGCTTCTTCCGACAGTCCGTCGTACTGCACGGGTTCGGGCAGGTGCGCCTCCTGCTGCCCCTGTGTCCGAGGGTCCTTATTGAGACCTGACCGTTGTGACCAATGCTTCTCGGGGTTCTTGGGCTTCACTAGCTCACGCCCACGCTCCTCCTTGAGAATCTTGTCGCCAGTCGGTCGGGAGAATCCTGCTGTCCTGCACGCATGTGCGATTGAGGCGCCTTCATCGACGCACTTCCAGAACACTTTGAGTTGGGCTGGGGTCACCATGATGGTTCCATATTACTTGGTGAAATAATTTGCGCTAGACGTGGTACCGCCCGGCCCCCCCCGCCCGGCATGTCCCCGGTTCCGTCTATTGTCCGGACAAACGTACACCCCCCCGGCTTACGCTGTAAGTCCGTACATACCCCCCGGGCGTCGCGCCGGACGTGCGGGGCACCCCTCCCCCCGTGCGGGTACCCGTTGCGCGCGCCTATGCGGGCGGGGGCGTGGCGGTGACCTAAGGGGGGCGGCGAGGGGGGTGGTGAGGGGGCGAGCCCTACGCCCTCGGGGGACAGCCTCTAGGCCCCGTCGAGGGGGTCCGGTAGGGGGTGTTCTGGGATTTCTTAGATTTTTTTCTGCCTTGTAAACAAAGGGAAAAGTCGGGTTTTCGGTGGGATTTTCGGGAGGGGGGGGTTGACGTTGCATGACGGCATGCGGCATAGTGTGTCCACGGCGCCGCTCAACGAAGCGCCCGAGCCGACCGGGGTCACCTCCGACTGGCAAGCAACTTGACAACCGAATATCTCTCCTCCTTGTCCGCCCGTTACGTCCGGGCGCTGATGAGCCGCAGACACGGCGAAACAAGGAGAAACACCATGAGCACCGAGCTTCTTAACCACCAGGAACGCGTCGAAATGATCGGCTACTGGCACAAGCTCCACGGCTTCGAGGATGCCCTAAACGCAGCGTTCGGAACATTCGACCGAGCCGCAGCTAGCGCAGCAGTTGCCGAGTACGTCGCACGCCGATCGCCCTACGGGCTTCTCGGCTGATGTCGAAACGCCCTGCGGGGCGTCCGGGCAGGGGTGGCACCCCTCCCGCTGATGAGACAAGCCACACAAGGAGAAACACCATGCACTGACTCAACGCCGCTATTGAACGATTCTTC